ATCGCTGCGCTGGCAGTTCGGTGACGCCGTGCTGCGGCAGCACCTGGAGCGCGTTGCCAATGCCGATTTCCGCCGTGTGCGTGAGGACATCGGCGAATACCTGGTCGGACAGATCCAGGACCGCTTTGACGAGCAGCGCCTGTGGGACGGCCAGGACATGCCGCAGTCGGCCGCAGCGCTTGCCCGTGAAGGCCAAACGCTGATCGAGCATCGCCTGCTCTACAAGAGCTACATCTACCAGCTTGTGTCCAAGGGCGTAGCCGTCGGTAGCGACATGATCTATGCGCGGATCCACCACTTCGGCGGTGATACCGGGCGCGCCCATAAGACGCACATCGAAGCCCGGCCGCTGCTGGGCGTCAATAGCCAGGACGAAGCCGCGATCGGCGAAATGGTCCTGGACGGACTGAAGGACCTGTGATGGCTGTCATTGCCACCGATGCGAAGGTCATCGAACTGCTGGACGCTTTGAAGGCCGAAATTAAGGCGAAGACCGGAAAGCTATTCCTTTCGGTCGAGGACTATGGCGGCCAGTTCGATGAAGACGAGATTGACGCCAAGTCGTTCACCGCGCCTGCAGCCTTCACGGCTTGCCTGGGCTGGCGGAAGGTGCCCAAGGGCACGTACCTGTCCGGCAAGTACGTCTGGGAAGCGCGCATTGCCGTCTTCATCGTCACGAAGGGCGCCAGTCGGCCCCAGCGTGGCCGCGATGCGCTGATCCGTGCCGATGCCGTGACGCGGATCGTTACCGCCTGGTCACAGCCGCAGTGCATTGGCCGGCCCGAAGCTGTCATGGCTGAGAACCTCTACAGCCGGAAGCTGGACAAGAAAGGCTTGGCCCTGTGGATGGTCGGCTGGTGGCAGGAAGTGGAATTCGAGCACGGTATGCCCATCGTTGCACCCGAGGACATGCCGGAGCTTTCCCAGGTTGTCATTGAATCCACTGCGGCAACGCAGGTTCCTGCCCCGCCAGAACCGCCCGCAGGCCCCGAAGTTCAACACACACTCAGCAAGGAGTAACAGATGGCGAAAGTTGCCACCACCAAGGCCAGCACGTCGGACGCGGCGATCGACGGGAAGAACACGGCAGTGCCGACCACCCAGCCCGTGACGCTGGTCCCCGAAAACACCCGTGCGGCGCGCCTGGGCGAGCAGATCCACGTGGTAGCCGGTGGTGGCCGCGTGCTGCTGAACCTTGAATTCGGTGGGCTGTACAGCCCGACCGAGGTTTCGCCTGCGACCGTGACGCCGCGAATTCTGCGTCTGCTGCACGACCGCGACCTGTTGCGCGTGAAGCCCCAGTAAATCAGCCTTCAGGCGCCTTTCAAACTCGTTTTAAGGGACACCCACCATGGCAATCAACAACCTCCTTTCCCTGGACTTCCTGGTGCCCTTTGTGGCCCACAAGTTCGACGCGACCAATGCCATCCGTGGCCTGGTCGGTATGCCGCGCAGCGTCTTGCTGATCGGCCAAGCGAAGCCGCCTGCAGGCGTTGACATCACGAAGCGGCACCGTGTCACCACGGAAGCCGAAGCCATTGGTCTCCTGGGCGAAGGCTCCATGCTGCTCGCCATGTGGCGTGGCGCTAAGGCGAACGCGGCGCTCGGCATCCCGCTTGACCTGGTGATCCTGGCAGACGACGAAACGGCGCTGGCGGCCACGGGCAAGGTCACAATCCAGGTCGACGCGCAGCACGCTGCCGGCGAACTGCCGCTTTACATCGGCGGCGAACGCCTGCGAATCGGCGTATCGGTGACCGACACGTCCACGACGGCAGCCACCAAGCTCATCAACGCCATCAACGCACGAAAGCGCCTGCCGGTGACGGCTGCAGCCGGGCAGAACCCTGGCGAAATCACGCTGACCTGCAACTGGAAGGGTGCGACCGGCAACACCATCGACCTGCGCGGTGCGTACTTTGCCGACGACCAGGTGCCGCAGGGCGTGACCATGACGATCACGGCCATGGCTGGCGGCGCGGTCAATCCGGACATCGATCCGTTCGTGGCGGCAATCAAGGGCACGCGACCCACCGAGATTGCCATGCCGTACAACGACAGCGCGAACCTGGGCGTACTGGAGGACGAGCTGGAGCGTCGCTGGAACTTCGACAACATGCGCGATGGTCAGGCCGTGACGGTCATGCGCGGTACGGAAGGCGAAGTGACGGCATTTCTCGGCCCTCGCAATTCGCCGATGTGCCACACGCTCTGCGTAACTCGGGACCTGACGAACACCTGGGAAACCGCCGCAATGGCAGCGGCTGCAATCGAAAGTCACTGTTCCACGGACCCGGCTTACCCGTTCACCGGAACCAAGCTTGCGGGCTATGTTGCCGCGCGCCAGGAGGACGACTGGGAGACCGAACAGCGCGGGAACCTGCTGTCGGCCGGTGGCTCGGTGCTGGAAACCATGGAGGACGGCACGGCCAACCTCTTGCGCATGGTGACCAACTACATCACGCACCCGACCGGCGCCCTGGATCCGAGCTGGCGCAACCTGAACTGGGTCAAAACGCTGTCGTACTACCGGTGGTTCACCGTGCGCGAGTTCCAGACCACGTATCGCGGCTACAAGATGGCCGAATACCTGGTGGAGCCGATCCCGGGCCAAAAGATCATGACCGTCCAGCTCGGCACGGACATCATGCTCAACAACTACGACCAGTTTGTGGCGGTCGGGCTGTTCCAGAACGCCGAGTACTACAAGAAGACGCTGCTGGTCGAGGTCGACGGCACCAGCGGCAAGCTGAAGGTCCTGGACCAGCCTGTCCTGGTCACGCAGCACTACCAGACGGAAATCACCAGCGAGTTCATCGCCGGCCACGTCTGATCCGCATTTCAAACACCAACCCCTGATATTCAACGGAGAACACTATGACCTGCGATAGCGAGTTGTTCCGTGTGGACAGCTTCACCGTCAACGGCGAGGAATGGACGATCGAGGACGGCAGCGCAACGATTGAAGGCGCTGCAGGCTTCGAACGCGAAGCCGCGCTGGCTTCCAACGGCCCCGACAAAACGACGCGCAAGCGTGTGCCACGCATCGTGAAGGCCAAGCTGCTGTTTACCGGCTCCAAGAGCCCGGACGAAGTGTCGGCCATCTGTGAAGCACAGATCGTCATGACGAACCTGCACACCGGCCGCCGCGTGCGCGCCGGTAAATGCAGCTTCATGAGCATGGGCGAGATTGGCAACGGCCCGGTGGACATCCAGTTCGTCTGCTTGGTTCCGTACCAGTGGCTGTAACGCTCCGTGCGAGCTGACGCCCCACCGCTGGCAGTGTCCGGGCACTGCCAGCGGCATTCCTCCCCGGAACCTCAATCGGATCCCCCCAATGAACAACCAGGACATTCATGTCGTCCACCTGGTCGACGGCCTCAAGTCGGTCATCGGCACGCAGGAGGTGCGTTACAAGGTGGTCAAGCTGCGGGAAATCTCCGTGGCCGACGAGTACGCTGCGCTGCAGCTCGCCGAACGCGTGGTGCAGGTCAATGGCGCGACGAAGCTTGTTGTGTCGGATGAGCTGTACCGCATTGCCCTGACGATGCGCCACATCGAGGCGTTCCAATGTGCCGGCCTCCAGGACATCCAGCTCGGTCTTCTGACCCTGGAAATGCTGGGCCGCCTTTCGCCTCACGACCTGCATCGAATCGAAGAGCGCGTGATGTTGGTGGACCTTGGTGCCCAGCTCCGCCACGGATTGATCACCCAGAGGCAGTTTGACGCCATGATCAAGGGCGACAAGGCAGATCCAGCCCCGCGATCTGAGGGCCAGGCTGCAGCAGTGGGAGACGCTGGCGCGCCAGCTGAGTCTGGCCCTCAAATGCTCGCTGACTTCGGTCAGGGAAATGCCGCTGGCGCAACTGCAGGCGCAAGCCCGCGAGATGGAAGCGCTGGCTAAGGCCGCGAAGGGACGGAAGCGATGAGCAAAAGCCTGACCCTGCGCTACATCATCAACCTCGCGGGTGACCTGCAGCGCCGTGCGGGCGAGAACGCCCGCGCTGTCGAGCAGGCAAGCCGTCGGCAGAACACCGCCCTGGCAGCAACCGACCGTGCCGCAAAGCAGGCGGATCAAGCGCTGCAGAAGGTCGGCACCAAGACTGGCGCCGCGCGCGCCGAGGCCGATGCGCGCAGGATCCAGGGCGCGATGTCTGGCGTATCAACTGCAGCCCAGCGTGCCGATGCCGCCTTAGGACGGATCGGCGCTGGCCGTTCTTCCCTGGAACGCACTTACAACTTCCTGGGGGGCATCGCCCGGCGCCTGGACGAAGCCCGGCGCGGTGCCGAACGCCTGGCACATCTAACGGCTCGTATGGGCCAGGCTGGCGCCGCTGTGGCTGGTGGTGCGGTGGCGGGCGGTGCCGCTGCCGTCGCCGCGCTCAAACGGCCGGTGTCGTTCGACGACCGCCTGGCAAACATGGCGAACGTTGCCTATGCCGATCGCGCGCCAGCCGGTCGGCTGCTGGGTATGAAGGAACTAGAAGACAAGATCGACGAGGCGGTTCGCTACGGCGGCGGCAGCCGGGACACAGCGGCGGAAGCGCTGGATTCCATGATCGCATCGGGCGCATTTAAGGACATCAAGCAAGTGATGGACCTGCTGCCGGGCCTGCAAAAGACTGCCACTGCTGGCAATGCGGAGATTACGGATCTGGCGCAGATTGCCGTTCGGGCCACGCAGACCTACGGCATCGCAGTCGAGGATATCCCTAAGGCGCTCTCAAAGGCACTGGTTGCAGGCCAGGAAGGCGGTTTCGAGCTGAAGGACATGGCGAAATGGCTGCCGAAAATGATGGCAGCTAGCAGCGGTCAGCTCGGCATGAAGGGAATGAAGGATTTCGAGCAGCTCATTGCCACGGCTCAGGCGTCTGTGATCACGGCTGGCAGTAAGGATGAAGCCGGCAACAACCTGACGAACCTGCTGCTGAAGATCAACAGCGCAGATACGGCCAAAGACTTTGCAAAGCTTGGTATTGACCTGCCAAAGTCGCTCGCCAGAGCAAGGGGGCAAGGCGTTAGCGGCTTGGACGCCGTCGTGGACTTCGTTGACCAGGTCGTGGGCAAAGACAAGGCATACACCGCGCTACGGGCCAAGGCTGGCACACAGGAGGGATCGGCACAAGCGACTTCCGAGGCGATGGCTACGATTCTCCAAGGTTCGGCGATCGGGCAGGTGTTCCAAGACCGCGAGACGCTGATGGCCCTCATCGGGACGATGCAGAATCGCAAGTACGTCGGTGGCATTCGAGACAAAACTGCCGTGGAGAATACCGGCGCTGTTGATTCGAACTTCGAGGTTCGGTCCAGCCGCGCAGCGTTCAAGGCTCAACAGGTCGCCAATGAAGCAGACATTTCGCGAAGCCGAGTCTTTGAAGAACTGGACGGCCCGCTGAAGTCGCTGCTTGACTCGGTGACTGGTTTGGCTCGGGAGTTTCCTGCTGTTACCGCTAGCCTCACTGGCTTTGGACAAGCTATCGGTGTC